GTCCTGCCCTGTGGAAGTATCATCACCATCGATGGCTACAACGACGGTGATCCTTGCACCGTGATTGACCAAGGTGGCGCGATCAAGGGCCTGAAACTGGACGTGTTCTTCTGGCACGAAAGCGAGGCAATACGTTTTGGACGGCGCAAGAACGTGCGCGTGGAAGTCTTGTACATCCCGAAGGCCACGAAATGACCAACAACGGTGCGATCAGGCGTCTCCTGCCCGGTCAGAAGGTCGAGCTTGTTCTGGTCGACGGTCGCATCTTCAAGGGGGTTGTTGTCGGCAATAGCAAGCAGCTGTGGGTCGCCTTTCAGGACGGGCACGGCGTCACCAGTTGCACCATTCAGGCAACCCGTCTAAGTCGCTGCCTTGGCACGCTCGAGGTGGTGGAATGAGGCGCGGTCCTGAGGTATCTGGATGGGCAGGCAGCCTGTTTGACGAGCCGATAGACCTACCGATGGCCGAGACGGTCCGGGCGAAGGCATTGAGGACACTGACCAATAGCGACAAACGGCATCCGCCCTATGGTCTCTTCTGGTGCGAGCACGAACGGTCGGACATTGAGGTCATGCAATGTGGCCTCTGCGAGGTCACGCCATCTGACAGGCCATGCAAGTGGGCGATGAACCTCATGGAACATCTGAAAGCCACTCATCCAGTATCTGTCAAGCCCGTCCTGACTGCGCCGCAGTTCCCTGCGGCAGGACCATTCCCTGACGAGAAGGGCGTGCTTGTCCGCCATGCGCACGAAACGTGGCGGAAGTTTGAGCTGAACGGTCACATGGTGGAAGAGTTCGTGTCGACAGACAGGCCGATCGGGAAGTTTTCAGACAACATGGGCGCTGACATGAAAGCTGTCGATGACGCACGTGTTGCAGCAGGAAACTTGCCGACGGCACGCTGCTCTGTCCAGAATGGGATACGCACCTACGAGGATCCGGCGCTGCAGGAGATTGAGAAAACTCTCGGCCCCTTTTATTGCTGGAACGACAAGTGTCCGACCAAAGGCCAGCCCTGCACACATCTACACAAGCCCCCATGTTCCTACGGTGAAGGAATGCCCTGCGAGTTCTCGGCGGTCCTCGATCCGGCCACGCCCGGACTCGATGGTCCTGAAGCTGCCGAACCGAAGAAGCCCACCAAGGCGAAAAAGCAGCCAAAGCTCACGAGTGCGGCCTACAATCAAAACTCTCTCCCGGGAAGCAACGCCGACATCTGCAGTCACTGTGACTGCGAGACCTGCGGTTTGAACCAGGAGCACCTGAACTACACGGACAAGACGTGGAAGTATTGCCCTTCCTGTGGCTGCGACCAGTGCCTGGGAAAGCCCGAGCTCCAGCCAACAACGCTTTGTGGACGCAAGGCTGCTCTCACGGCCGAGGTCATGGGCAATACCGAGAGCTGTCTGCCCAGGGAGGAATTGCAGGTGGATACGGTGCAGCGGTACGTGCGGCCAGCCGAATGCCAAGAGGGGTCTTGCACTGCCTGTCAATGTCAGACCTGTGGCTACCGCAATCTGAACTGTGCCCTCAATGGAGATGAACCGGTCCTCATCTGTTCCACGTGCTGGTTGAACCATCCGCATCACTGGAAGGTCTATGCCGCGATCGTCAAGAAATGTCCTCACTGGCGCGACGCTGCAACCTTCCCCGCGGACATCTTGGCTCCCGGGATGGGCCCATGTCCCGAGACAGCATGTCAGCTCATGTACAACGGCGAAGGCGGGCCTTGTCTCTGCCACTCCTGCAAGTATGGACCCGGAAGCTGCGACACCTCGTGCAACGTGCCAGGCTACCCAATGGAGACAGGGCAGTTTGCTTGTGAATGGTATGCGCCGAAAGTGGCCACGATCGAAGTAGTCACGCAACCGGCTGCCGATCTCGACGTCCCGGACCTGGTCAAAGTGGGCGACCTCGTGGTGACACTGCACGTTCGGAGTTTCACGGGCAGCATCCGCAAAGTGACGCGTGTCGAGAAAGATCTGGACGGCTGGCAGATCAACGGTGATCTGTGGGACGACTTCCGGCACCCGAGGTGCAAGCTTACGAGTAAGGACAAGCCGATCATCGAGTGGGGTGTTGCCGGCTGGAGGGCCGAAGGCGGCAAGGTGGGCGTTTCTCCCGAAGGAGACAATGCCGTCGAGAAAAACCGCTATGACAATGTCTATGGCGAGAAGTTCGCCGACGACCGAGTCATCGTCCTCACCGAAGAACAGGTCGAACAACTCTGCGCCACTGAGGAAGCAGAGAATGCCACTGCTCCCACATGGTTCACACATGTCTGGTTGAAACCCGCGGGCTCGAAGGGGCACAAGGACGCCCAAGGTTATCTCGAGGATCCTCGTAATAAGTGGCCACATCTTGGCCATGCGCGATTCGTGGACACCTCGACCGCGAAGTATCTTCCAGGGCACCGTGCTGAGTCCTACGGTGACGAACCTGAATGTGAGCATTGTCTCTGTAACGCCTGTCTGCATCAAAAGGACTGCCGCCTGGACAACACACTCAATCCTTGCAGCAGGTGCAAGGCCAAGGGAAGTCGTCACCAGAAGGCGGTCGACTGCGAAGGATTCAGAAACAGCTAACGGTTAGTCATCCCCAACCCAACCATCAGTGCCAAAGCGGGCCAATGACAAGTTCAGGCGAGGGGTCTTGCATAACTGAAATGAAGGCGCATCGCAGAAAGAAGCACAGAGGCATGTATGACCGGATGGCACGGATGGTCTCAGAGTCCTTTACACGTACGTGGGTTCAAGACGCTTGAAAGAGGCGGCAGGATTACAGCACTGCTCTGTCAGGGAGGCAATGCACGGAATGTCGTGCGTGCTCTCCGGAGACAGTTGCGCAAGGAAGAACATAACGAGTTCGTCGGTGCGGTCATCTTTGGCCTTAGTCGTCGTTTCGACTTGTTGTATGAGGTTGGTGATGGTGGATTCAGAAACGGGAAGCATGTGACCCTTCTTACCATCGGACATTGGGCGCATCGAAAGCCGGAACGAACCGTAGAGCGGGTCCTCTTGCCCGAGGAACCGAGGAAACGCTACCCGCACGTCTGTGTGCGTATTCCGACGGGGACGCCGAGCATCTGGCATACGGCGAATGATCGTTACCGGGTGAGGGTTGGTGGAAACTACATCGGGACCTATGACTCCTTTTCACTGGCCGTCTCTGCCAAGGCGTTCTATAGAAAGCACCATCCCGGACGTCGCCTATTGGTTACCAACGAGTCCCTCCAAGGACTTGCCAATGCCTCAGTCCGCTCCTAGACTATAGCAGTAATGCGGACTGGGGAGCCCAGATTGCACATCGAGTATGTTGAGGTCTTGAAAGCGCAGTATGCCGTGCTTCTTGCGGCTTCTTGTGATACTCTCCGACGTCGCGAATCCCCCATGTATATACGGTCCAGCCCGCTAGTTGCCCGTAGAAGCATGGGGGTTTCTTGTGTTTGTAGCCGAATGGCAGGACGCTGACATGAATTTCAAAACAAAGATCTGTCAGCTCTGTGGTAAGGAATATCAACCCACCAGCGGCAAGCAGAAATACTGTGTAGAGTGCGGCTTTCTTGTATCGGCCGCACAATGTAGAGCAAACGCTGCCAAGTGGGAAAGAGAGAATCCCGAGAAGGCCAGAGCAAACGCTGCCAATTGGCGTTTGGCAAACCCTGAAAAGGTGAAGGCTAGCCATGCCACGTGGGAAAAAGCTAACCCCGAAAAGGCTAGAACACGCGGTGCTAAATGGGCTAAGGAAAATCCCGAAAAGCGCAAGGCGTCTTCAAAGGCAAGTTCCGCCAAATGGTATAGATTGTACCCCGAGAAAGATGCCGTCAAGAGCAATAGACGTCGTGCTGCCAAGTATGCCAATACTCCCATCAGCGAACTGCTGACTTCAACTGAATGGTTGGCGATCCTCGCTGAAGCCAATGGCCGTTGCGCCTATTGCGACAAGGTAGCCAAGTTGACGCTTGACCACGTTATTCCGCTCAGTCGTGGAGGCAAACACTCCAAGGACAATGTCGTGGTGGCATGTAAACACTGCAACGGCAGCAAGGGCAACAAGACACTCGAAGAGTGGGTTAGCAGTGACATGAGGACAGTGGACAGAGTTCCTCCTTTCCGCGAAAGCGGACTCCTTTCTTTGTCCACTGTCCCGATGCAACGTGACCAGCATATGGAGCTGGACACAGCAGTCAGCCAGGGCGCTGACGTGGGTGCGATTCCTATAGGCTCCTACAATTACACAGAGAGCGGGTTGAATATGACTGCATCTTCCCTGATTGGAAGCATCACGCTCGTGCAGCCCCCGCTCTCACCTGTGGCGATATGACATGCCCTATGCCGCGCACCGCTTCTGTGGGTATGCCGGATGTCACAACTATGCCCTGCCAGGCGGTTACTACTGTGCCGATCATCGACAGTCCTCGACGCGTGCCTACGATAAGGCGCGTTACACAGAGGCAGAGCATCGGTTCTACAAGTCAACCGAGTGGCGTACTGCGCGCTGGCAGTATCTGCAGGATCACCCCTTGTGTGAGAACTGCTTGGCCGAGGGCAGAGTCACGCCTGCGACCCTGGTTCATCATAAGCAGCGAGTCAGAGACCATCCCGAACTCGCACTCGATCCTGCCAACTTCAAGTCCTTATGCGATGCGTGTCACAACCCAGAGCATCCAGAGAAGGGAGGACGGCACGATGACTAGGAAGGGGAGGTCAAATATCTACGACTTTGCGCCCTCTAGGCCGGCGGGGGGTCACGCGCGTGCAAACGCAGATGGCCGGTTTTCCATGGTTTTTGGGGAAATGAGATGAGAGGACACAACCGCCGCAAACCGACCGCCATCAAGATTCTTGAAGGCAACCGCGGGCACCGGCCGCTGAACGCCGACGAACCGAAGGCCCCAACGCGCGCCGTGATCGCCTGCCCGAATTGGCTCACGGAGAAGGCACAAGGTGAGTGGCGCCGGGTCATGACCGCCTTGCTGAGGATGCCAGGATTGCTGACGACGTGCGATCGAGCTGTCCTCGCCGGCTATTGCCAGGCGTGGGCGCGCTGGCGAGAGGCCGAAGAGGCGATGAAGAAGGATCTCACGGTGTGCGTCGAAAGTCGCCCCGGTTGTTATACCGACCAGGTGAATCCCAATGTCAAAATCTCCAAAATCTACTATGACGAGATGATGCGCGCGGCCTCGATGCTTGGGTTTAGCCCTTCCGACCGGGGCGGTGTTCATCTCTTGCCGAATGGAGCCGAGAAGATCAAGCCCGACGAACTGACACCTCCGCCCCGGAAGGCGCCGCATATGCTTGTCGAGGGGCATAAGAAACCATGACAACGAACGACATCAAGCGCATTGACTTGAAACAATATGTTTTCGATACGGATGCTGCCGACTATGCCGTTCGATTCTTCTCGTACCTTCGCCACTTTAAGGGCGAGTGGGCGGGCAAGTCGTTTGTCTTGCAACCCTGGCAAGCCTATGTTGTGCGCCAACTCTTCGGTTGGAAGAACCGTGAGACCGGGCTGCGGATGTACCGGAAGGCCTTTATCGAGATTCCCAAAAAGAACGGCAAGAGTACGATGGCTGCCGGTCTCGCCCTTCTGCTTGCCTTTGGCGATGGCGAGGCGGGCGCAGAGGTCTACTGCCTGGCGAATGATAAACAGCAGGCGCATATCGTGTTCGACATGGCCAAGATCATGGCCGAGACCTCCTCCGTCCTTGCAGATCGGATCAGGGGATTCCAGACATCCATTGTCCAAGAGAGCACTCGATCCGTCCTCCGCTCCATGTCGAGCGACGTCAAGACCAAGGCTGGATACGATGTGCATGGCGGGATTGTCGATGAACTCTATGCCTTCGACAACCCGGAACTGGTCGACCTCATTACGACGGCCGTCGGTGCGCGCTCCCAACCGCTTATCATCGAAATCACCACGGCGGGAAACGACCAGGAATCCATCTGCTACGAGACCTATGACTATGCCAAGCGCGTGGCTGCGGGGATCATCGAAGACCCGACGTTTTTCACGGTCATCTACGAGGCTGATCCGGGCGATGACTGGACCCTGCCCGCGACTTGGTACAAGGCAAACCCCTCCCTGGGGGTCACGATTCCCGAATCCTTTCTGGCGGCAGAATGCCATCAGGCTCAAAACAACCCGGCGAAGCAGAATGCCTTTCGCCGCTGGTACCTGAACCAGTGGACGCAGCAGAGTGTGCGCTGGCTGGACTTGGCCTTCTATGACAAGTGCGTCAATAACAGGGCCTTCGAGATCACAGGTCGGGTCTGTTATATCGGGCTGGATCTTGCCAAGACGATCGACCTCGTGGGACTGATGGAAGTGTGGGCGCCGCTTAAACCGGAGGGGCAGTGGAACCTTGTCCCCATGGCATTTATCCCGGCGGAGAACCTCGAGGCGCGGGCAAAAGCCGACCATGTACCCTACGATCTGTGGGTGAAACAAGGGTTCATCCAGACTACTCCCGGGAACATCTGTGACTATGACTTCATCCGGTCCTACCTCGAGAAGCGGCGCGAACTGACCAAGTGCAATGACGTCGTCGGCGATCCCTGGAACTTCTCGCAACTCTCCAACGATCTGCAGAAGGATGGTTGGAACGTGCTCGAGGCGCGGCAAGGGTTCAAGACCATGAGTCCGGCGGCCAAGGACATTCAGCGCCTGATCCTGTCGGCCAAGGTCGATATCCCAACCAATCCCGTGCTGCGTTGGATGTTCGACAATGTCTCGATCGTTGAGGATGAAGCGCAGAATATCAAACCGGTGAAGCGGAACAACGCCGCAAAGATTGACCTTGTCGTGGCATGGATCGATGCGCAACATGCCCACTTGGCAACGGCAGCAGAACCAGCCGGCAACCCCGGTGTCTCCGTGTACTCATTCTAGGGGGCGAGCGTGACACTCAAGACGGCGATGCAGTATCTGTTTGGTGGCAAACGCTCCGAGTCGCATGTGACGGAAGAGTTCGGCCAGTGGCTTTCATCGCAGGGCATGACGGAGTCTGGCGCCTACATCACCGAGCACTCGGCGATCAACATCCCGACCGTCTATGCCTGCGTCCGGGTCCTGGCTGAGTCCATGGCCTGCATGCCGCTGATGGTTTACATCCGCAACGAGAACGGCAAAACGGTAGCGACAAATCATCCGCTGTATCACGTCCTACATGATGAACCCAATCCTGAGATGACGTCGTTCACATGGCGCGAAACGATGATGGCGCACTTATGCCTGTGGGGAAACGGCTACTCGGAGATCCAATTCAATATGGCCGGGCAGCCATGCGCTTTGTGGCCGCTTCGCCCCGACTGGATGACCGTGCAGCGCGATTTCACGACTGGCAGCCTGGTCTACACCTTCACGTCGCCATATACCGGCGTCCATCATCTGGACCCGGCCCAAGTGCTCCACATTCCCGGTCTCTCCTTCGACGGTCAGATAGGCAAGTCGCCAATCACCATCCAACGCGAAGCGCTGGGACTCTCTCAAGCTGCTCAGGACTACGCAGCCCGCTTCTTTGGCAACGACTCGACGCCAGGTGGATACCTGCAGACTGATAGTCCGATGACGGACGAGAAGAAGAAGATCGACATGGCAAAGGCGTGGGTCGAGGCGCACAGTGGCCATAACCAGCACAAGATTGCCATCCTGGATGGAGGGCTGGACTACAAGAGCATTGCCCTGAATGCCGACGACGCGCAGCTGCTAGCGACCAGGGAGTATCAACGGTCGGAGATTGCCGGCTGGTACAGGGTCCCGGCGCACAAGATCAACGATCTGACGCACGCCACGTTCTCGAACGTCGAGCACCTGGGCATGGAGTTCGTGACCGACGCTCTCATGCCGTGGGCCGTACGTTGGGAACAGGCACTCAACCGCATGCTCTTCCCCACCTACAAGTATTTCGCTGAATTCAAGATGGACGTCTTCATGCGGGGCGACATGGCCAGCCGGTATGCCGCCTATTCTGTGGGGCGTCAATGGGGTTGGTTCTCTGCGAACGATGTCAGGGCGCTGGAGAATATGAACCCGCTGCCGGATGGCAAGGGGGACATTTACATGATGCCCATGAACATGATCCCCTCCGGGCAGATTGCCGTTCCGGCTGTCGGACGTTCTGTCGTCGAACCCGTCCTTTCGGATGCATTTGACCACATCGCGAAGCGCGAGTCTGAGGACGTCGTGAAGGAAGCGCGGAAACTCCTTGCAGTAAGCGATGTTCAGGGCTTTTCCTCTTGGTTGGGTGATTACATGGTTACATCACTTGAACCCTTCGTTAAACAGCGGCTTTCAGCGCCTATTGCGTCAACAATCCGTGCGATAGGAAACGGAAATGGCGTGGATGCTGCCACGGTTGAGGCGTTTGCAGCAGTTCAGGCAAGGCGTTATAGCCTTTC